CCGTAGTTTTCAACGACTCGGTCGATAAGCTGACTGGCTTTAACTTCGCTGGGGGTTCCATCAGTTGCGGCGGCACGTCCGGCCACTTCATTACGACTGGCGCTGTCGTGCAAGCTGACAGTAGACTTAGGCAAACTACAGCTAGAATCCAACTGCTTACCTGCAACTTCTTTGATAATTTCTCTGTTGACATAAACGTTTTCCTTCACCACCTTAATTTTAGTAACTACTCTTTCTTGTATAACAGTGTTTACTTTTTGACTCTGCTCTTCAGCCGCTTTTACTTTGGCTTCTAGTTCTGCAACTCTAGCTAACCATGCAGATTGTACCCCATATCCGCCGTAAAAATATGCACCTACTACTAATAATACAACACCAACTAGTTCTGCTGGTAGTTTATATTGTCCCATCATGGGAATCCATGCTACGAGCTTGCTAGCAACATAAAATACAAGACCTGCTGTTAGCATTATATAGTAAATCCAGACAAACAGGCTATCTGGAATAAGACTAAACATCCAACCGAGTTGCCACATATTAATCGCCTAGTACGTGCAGTGCGTGTTCGTAATGCTTCTTACGATCTTCTAGTCCGATTGTTCCGCCATTGATGCGTTTGGTCATTGTGAGAATGTCACCGCTATCTGCCCACTGATTTAAATTGTTGGCTTCCCAGAACCAAGCGGCACTTTGTACACAACCTTCAAATGTTGTTAAGTGTTCGCTGGCTTCTTCCACAGACATTTCTAAACTTTGTGCGTAACGTGTGTAGTTGTCTTTGCCAGTTAACTGAATAAGTCCTTTACCTGCATACTTCCAACCATCTCCAGACTCTTCTGGACCGTTGCCCATGCGATTTGCATACGCTCTATTAGCAATACGTTCTGGTTGTTTTTCATAAGCCTTGGCAGTGGCCATATCTGGAAAATATCTTGGCCATACTTTGCAAAGACTTTCTGCTTTGTAATTTAAGTTTTCTTTAATTGCACGATAGTTACCGCTTTCGTGTGCTGTTTGTGCCAAGAATGCCGCAACACGTGGTACTGTATCAATATCATAGTCTGGCAAAATTTGGCATAATGCTTCAAACCAGTCAGTTGCATTAGGATTCTTTCCAATTATTTCGTTAAACTGTTGTTGTGTAAAATTAAATTTAAATCCGCTCATTGTTATTTCCTTTTAAGTGCTACGGCCCAGCCGCTATTTTCAAATATAAACGCATCACCAATCTTGTTAATATTATAGTTACCGATTACTTTAGTAAGGAACATGACTTCAGCCATGTTTTTAGTCTCTAAAATAATCGGGCCTTTAATACTGTCATAGATATCTTTTTTACTACCGCTATTTAGTATGTCAAACGCTACTGCTCCACCGTAATTTCTTTTAAAAGAAATTGATTCATCAACTAATCTAATCTGATCTGCATAACTGTTGCTAAAGAATTCGCTAAAATTATCTAATCGATTTTTCTCAGTAGCAGAATTGTATTCTGTTTTATTAATAGGAACCATTAGTTCTAAATTTTCTAAAGTAGCTTCATAACTTTTGAAACTTTTAAAATATCTAAAACGTATTTCATCAAGGTCAGCTAATTGTTTAATACCTTCAATCATTTCTAAAATTTGTTCAGCACTATGTCTAGTCCTTTCAAGTTCAACAAATACTGAATAAGTTCCCTCGTCAGTTTCTCCTGCACTAGCATCTGCATCAAGAACAAAATTGTACCCCATCTCAATAAAATTTTCTAAATCATTGGCAGCATCCTGCGTGTCGAGGACAAAGTTTAATACAATAATAGAATCATCGTTACCTATTTTACTCTTATGACTGTCAATACTGAATACTTTTTTAATAGTATTTCTAAGATCGCCAGCCCGTAATGCTTCATTAAGTTTTGTCATATTACATTGTCCCACCTGGCGCACCACCTGCTGGTGCCGCTGGAGGCATTCCACCTGCTGGTGCCGCTGGAGGCATTCCGCCCGGTTGTGCTTGTGGTGCAGGTGCTCCGCCAGCAGCCTTGTCCGGAATATTTGTTTCTTGGTACTCGTTCTTCATTTTATTCATGTATCCCTTGTAGATATCAAATGCTAGTTTTTTAGGCATCTGTATTTCCACGACCCAAATAGGGCGCCGATCCAATTTGCCCTTTTTGCTGTTGGGTCGAATATCATCCGGAGTACGAATTGGTCTAGGTTGAATCAAGTGGGTTTTTTGATATGTAACTTTACAGCCCATGTCTAGTAAACGCTTTGCACCAGTCGGGTCCGGCATTTTGTCTTTGGGCCACATGAAACCTGTAGTGATCCAGTGACGTTCTACTTTAGGCCCGTAAGCTACTTCTCCATCTTCCCAGTTGTCATAAACGTATAAATCTAGCTCGTCAAGAACCCGCTCAACGTCTTTTAACACGCCCAGGCTGGAGTTGTTTTCATATAAATCTTGTATGTTTTTAATAACATCTAATATATCATGCATGATAAGTCCTAGAATTCTCTATACTTATTTAGCTGGTTTAAAATCATAACGTATCACTTTACTATTTCAAGTATTTGTTAAATAATAGTGTAGGACCTCTGTAGTTATCGAGGCGGTCGCTACAAGTTCTACTTTATCATTAAAGTAGGAGCAACTTAGATGAGTAAACAACGAGTGAAAAAGCGTTTTACATCAGAAGTTAACATTATTGACTTTCAACCATATCTTCCGCAAAAGAAGAATCGTGTCGTAATTTCAGCACGAAATTCCAACCAAAAAGTTTATCTCCATAAGCTACAAGACGAGAACATCAGCATTGTTCTAGCCATTGGGCCAGCAGGCACGGGCAAAACCATGTTAGCTGTTCAGCACGGAATTAAACAGTTACAGGAAGGTGTAGTTGACAAGATTATAGTGACAAGACCCGCCGTTTCCGTAGATGAAGATTTAGGATTTTTGCCAGGTACGCTAAATGAAAAAATGGCCCCATGGACAAGACCTATATTCGACGTTTTCTTAGAGTATTATAAACAACAAGACATCAACAAGATGCTAGAAGAAGGAGTGATAGAAATTAGCCCATTAGCATACATGCGAGGCCGAACATTCAAAAATGCATATATTATTGCAGACGAATGTCAGAATACCACAGTAAATCAAATGAAGATGCTGTTAACACGTCTTGGCGAAGGATCCAAGATGGTCGTAACTGGAGATTTAGCGCAAGCAGATCGAATGAACGACAACGGTTTAATTGATTTCTGCAACCTGCTCACAGGTAAACAAGGACTACAGCATATTGATATTGTTCAATTCACTGCTAAAGACATCGAACGCCATAATGCCGTGAAGGAGGTGTTAGCGGTTTATGGAGAATAAGTGATGTAAAAAAAGGACTCTCAGGAGTCCTTTTTCACTTGTGTAACTTTGACGTTTGACTTTTCGAGAAACGTGACACCACTAGTATCCCTATAAGCGTCCCTATATAAAACACTGCTAATACCACTTTGGTAGATAAGTTTGGCACAGTCCAAACATGGAGCATGGGTAATAAACATAGTAGCACCCATACCAGATTCGTTAGACTTAGCAAGTTTCGCAATGGCGTTAGTTTCAGCATGCAGTACCTCTGGTTTAGTTTTTAATGTAACTGTATCATCACTGTGTTGGACGGTATCTTCACAGTTGTTATCCCAACCGCTGGGCATACCATTATAGCCAATAGATATAATTCTATCATCTTTAACCACAATGGCACCAACGTGCAACCTACGTGCTGAACTTAATTCAGCAAAGCGTTCTGCAACATCCATGTAGGCATTTACAAACTTTTCTTTCATAAATGTGCTAGTCTAATCAACGTTGCCGCCAAGTTAATTTCCGGATCAATGACCAGTGTATGATCAACTAGTCCTTGTTTGATAATAAGAATTGCTTTATCTTGTAATGCTTCATCGCCAAAGATTGCAATGTTATCATACAACCAACGATAGATTTCTTCCATCTCTTCTGGACGAGCTTGGTTACAAACAAGTTTCCGTGCTTCCGTAATTTTACCAGCCTTGAATAATGCAACCATTTCAAGTTTATAATCAGCCTCACCTGTATCACCCTTTTCTGGACTGTGTAATTTACCATCCATACTGTTCATTTGTGTAGTGTTAATACACTTGCGTAGGTCTGGATAAGTGGCTTTGACAAACGTGTCTAGCGTGTCTAAATCAAACTCTACAGATTCCTCCATAAGAATAGTAGCCACGCGAGCAGTAAACTCAGCAAGGTCAACCCGTTCAATATGGAATCCTTGACATCTGCTATGAAGGGCAGGAATAATCCTGTTAGGATAATTGCAAGTAAGAATAAATCTAGCGGTCGTGTGATACTCTTCCATAACCCCGCGAAGCGCCGCTTGAGCATTGGGGGATAGATAATCTGCTTCGTCTAGTAGCACTACCTTAAAATCACCAAATGGAATCATCTGGACAAAGTTTACAATCTTATCACGGACGTCCTCAACTGAGTTAGTGCGTGAAGCGTTAATTTCTAATACATCTAGTGGATTGAGATCTAATTCATTAAACAGAACTTTAGCAAGAGTTGTTTTACCAATACCAGCATTGCCACTAAAAATCAAATGCGGAATTGACTTTTGCTTGATCCAACCTTCGACTTGTTCTTTTTGATGTGCATCTCTAAAAACATACCCGTCAATTCTACTTGGACGATATTTTTCTACCCACAATTCTTTCATACTAATTCCTCAGCAATGCCTAAAATTTCTGCCACTACTAACAATATTCCGGCGGCCTGCAAGTATGGATTCATTTCCAACCAACCACTACCAGCAAGTGCTAGACCAGCCGCAATTCTAATCCCACTCTTAACCATACTAACACTGGTATGTGTTAACAGTTTTGTAGGTTCAACAGATGCTTCTGCATCTAAAACGCTTTTAGCCTTTTTAATAACATCAACTGCTTCGCCATGTGTACTCATAAGATTCTCCAATAATGTTTATTATACAGGTGAAAACAGGGCTAGTCAATAGCCCTGTTGCTCGAATAAACTTCTTTATTGTTCGAAGCTTGGTCTAGAAAATGATGCAGGATCAAATGTTTGATGCTCTACTTTACTGTGTGCCCCGAACGTGTTGTCTCCTGGCTCTTCTTCAGTAACCATCAAAATGGCTTTAATGTCTGCTCTACGGATGATAATTTCAGTGCCGTCATCTTCAACTACTATAACGCCTCTGGTCCAACGACCATGTTCAAGTAGGATCCATTCTCCGACTTGGACATCCTTTTGTTCAGGACCGATAGCCCAAACTCGAGCCCATCTGTGTCGTATACCTTCACTTTTACCATCATCACTTGGTAGTACGATTCCACCCTTTGATACTCGCGCATCAAAGTTCATACCTGTGACCAATACGTTGTCACGGATTGGAATTAATTTTCCAGTAATTCTTGTCGAAAGTCCATTCTTAATACTTAAACTCATACACCGCCCGTTTCATCTTCTTCGCGGACGTTTAGTTGATCTGGCACAGCTTGACTACTAGCATCTGCCAATACTTCTTCACGTTTACGAATAATCCTGCCACCTGGGCCTAATTCATCGCCTCGAGCATTAACTTTTACATTGCCCACTGCAACTGTCATTTCGTTAGCTAATACGAGTCTATTCATATCAATTTCTTTACCGTTTAGGGTACGATAAATTTGTTTTGGTTGTTCTTTTGCCATATAAATCTCCTTGGATTATGTATATACTTATCTCAGGAATTCCTGCCAGTCTAAATTATATTTGATACTGTCTATACTGTGAACACCAATTACATATAAAACGTAACTGGCAACACTGGATCCTCGACCAATACCCCATACAACACCTTCTTTTTTACAAGTGTCTACAAAGTATTTTAGCCATCGTAACAAATCCAGCATATTTCTTGCCTTGTATGCGTCTAGCTCTTCCGTCACCCTAGTATGCTGAGGATCCCAAGGCGGTATTTGATCAAACAACCATGCTTCAATATCTAATTGCTTGTATTCATCTGGCATATTCCAATTGCTTTGGCATGCCGCATCATAATCAGCTACTTCGAAATGAGTTTCATACGGTGAGATAAATTTAAACCCAATTTGATTTTCAAATTCTTTAACAGCATCTGTACGTTCTACTATCATAGTGTCGTTGACACTAAACTGATGTCCTTTGTATAAGGCATCAATTAAGTCTGCTTCGTTAAAAATCGGGTTTGAATACTTGTCTAGGCGCATAGCCTATAGTTTAACTGATATTGATCAGTTTGTCAAGGCCTTTATCACGATTATTCATCATTCTATCGTATTCGACCGCTCTACGTTTGCTCATTTCTTCTTTGTAAGTATTTAATACTGATGCAATTTGAGCTTGCACACCCGGATTATGGGTCATGAAATATTTACGGGTGAGATCGTTGATTTTATTTTCAATCTCCCCGTCTTTGATATTTTCTAGATTATCTACTAATGGATGCATTATGGATTGGTAAACGTAACGTTTGCACCCACTGCAAAACCAGTTGTGAATATTTGTGAACCCGGAGTAAAATAAATGGTACTTCCAATGGCGTTTGCAACAGTTAGTAATGTTGTTCCGCCGGTATTTGGAGGAGCGGCAAACGTAGCACCAATGCTAACACCGGCAATCGAAGCTACATTAAAGCTACTGCTTGCAGTGGTTCCGTCACGAGTTGCACTGGTCATAGTAGTTGATACTGTGCCGCCACCAAATCCGTATGCATAATCACCTAAGAAGCGAAGAAATACATTAGTACCTTTGTCAACAGTCCATGCCTCAACAATCTTAACACGGCCTGTAGTACCCACTGCTAGACTTGGATTACTAGTTTCAGGACGAATTGTTCCGCCGAGTTCTGTAGAGAAAGTCGGTGTTTTTGTTGTAAGCGAGTCAGCGTTTGTTAGCATGACAATTACTTTGGCATAGTTACCAGCCGCAGGCCAATTGACAAATTGTAATACTATGTTACCGCCTAACAGCACTTTTTGCAAAGGACCGTTATTGATATCAATTGCCAACGGAGTACCAGTAGATGACCATGCACCTGCCGGATAATATGTGCCATTAAATTGTTTGTACTTACCGTTGGATAGCGTACTACCCTGTAAGTTATTAACTACTGGAGTAGGTGTAGGTGAAGTCAAATCAGCAGCCAATAGCGTGTTAGATTGCAACTTGCTAATTTCTGTACTAGCAGTTTGTAATCCATTTTTGATAGCTGTAAAGTTATCACGGAATCCCTGGCTGTCGTTGTCCTTCCCTGCTACAGGGTAGGTTGTGTCTATCGGTGAGTAATTAATTGCACTTGTCATACGGTTATCCTATCGTTTCTGAATACAAGGTATTTATCGCTTGCGTAACCAGTGACAGCATCAATTAGGTATCTGTCTACGGTATAATCTATTGTGTTAAGGCTAAATCCTGTGGTTTTCACATAATTTTTAATGTTGAGTAAGATTTTATCAGCAGTTCCTGGTTTACAAAAACAGATTGGTACTGCTAATTGATATCCCAGTTCTTGTTTAGTCCCCGGTTGTATACTACGCATCCACAGCGGCAAATAATTACGTTCACTTAGCCCAACAGTTTTCAGCCTGGCTTGCCAGTTTGATATACTATTCGGAAAATAGGTTTTTACATTGGGATCGCTTATTTCATACCCGGTACTATCTACAGTTATTGTAAAATCTGGACGAGTCGAATACGGTGATATATCACCGAGACGTGCATTACTCCAGATGTCGTTGCTGGTATCTACGGTGATAGCTTTGGAGTCTAGCCCAGTATTAGTAATAACTAATGGTGCATGTTTTCCGTTGGGTTCAGCAGGGTCGTACATGACAGCATATATAACTTCGTATACTATATCTTTAGTTCCCGGAGTAACAGCCACTGATTTTGTTATGTCTCCAAAACTAAATCGTTTGCGTTTATGATTTAATCCTATAGCACCTACATACGCCGCAGCCTCTTTAGTTTCTATACCTGCATATACTATCATAGATAAACCTGGCTGTACGCCAAAATTTATATCATTTGGTCTATAAATGCTAGACGGTGTGAAGATGTCTGCATTATTAATAAATGACTTCCAAATTTCTCGTTGATCTAACTTTAATAATGGTTTAACTTTGATATTACTATATGGAACAACATTGACTAATCTAACAGCAATAGTAAATGATCTGTTGATTAGACTGTAGTTAAATTGATCTTTAGCTTGAACAACAAACGTATACACCCTATCGAATGTTGTGCTACCGCTATCAAATGTTTGATCAGATACAGTCACTGTTCCGGATTGTATAGTAGCTCCACTATATTCTGAAAAGGTAGTTAACCCTGGAGTTACAATATTTCCAAGAACATCTAATACAGCATATTGATTGACCTTTCCAATTATTTCACCATCTAAATTTAAAGTTAAGCCAGGCGGTAATTTTTGAGTATTATCGAGCAAGGTATATAAAATAGTAGACCCCGGAACATTACTAGTAGCTTGAACAGCAAATGTGGACCCATAGTTGGCGTTAATTGAACCTAGATAATTGCTAGTATTCCATGTGATAACACTATCAATTTCTCCAATAACATTTAACAAGAATGTTCTGAAAGAAGTAAGTTTATCTCCCTTAATTCCTAATCTCGTAGCGGTTAGTGTAAATTTATATGTTTTTGTAATCGCCGGCTGGTATGGTACAGTCCCATATATTTGAGCAGTGTTTACATTAAATGCTGTACCTGCTGGCAACTGACTGCTAGACCCGATGTAAAAAGATACAGCATCAGGAATAATTAATTTTAAAGTTTTATTGAGAGTTAATCTATATTGCTTGACACCCAAAGACTCTACATTTTGAATTTGATATATGGTTTCGTCGGCGCCCGGTAGATAATTATTAAATGTAAGATACTGCCCAATAATTGGCATAGAACTGGCGTTGGCAATAGTTAGCGTGTTGAAATAAACTCTGTTGTCAGTCGGCGCAAATTGCAAGGTACTGGCATAAATTTCTTGATTAGTTGCTTCTAATCTAAAGATAACATCAGTGTCATCATATAACTTAAACGGCAATGTGATATAATTGTTGGCTCTATAAGAACCTAGTGTGCTGTTCGTCAACCAAACAGGCTGTCTTAAATAAGTAGCGTCAGCAGTAAACTCTTCAGCAAGCGTACCCGGTAAAGTTGAGTCTGCTCTGAATGAATCATCTCCCACTACAAATATTCTGTACTTTCTTTGAATATAGGTTGTGCCGTCTGTTAGCGTAACAATAAATTCATAATTTCTATTGAGACTTACTGGAACAGTTTGTGGTTGGCTATAGTCATATTTTACATCATCATATATGTAACTGTCGTATCCGTTAGATGATCGCAAAGCAAAATCGTAGGCAACCGCATCATAGAATGCATCGTCGTAATTACCATTGCCGTCTATGGGGAGAATTTTAAAAGTAGGACGTATAAAACCTTGTATTCTTCCGGTATCTGCAAGGGTCACACCTGGCGGCAATTCGCCATCACCACTGGCAATGAAGAAACTTAATCGTTGCCCAGCGGCAGTATCGATGTCAAATGCATCGATTTGAAAATCTATATAAGTCCTGTCTAGCACATATAACTGTTGGAATAACCCTATTGCCAATGCGCCCTCGGGGGTCACGAATACTGGAGCATCTGCACCATCTACTTTTACGTTAAATGTTCTATCTGAAATTTCTAAATTTTTAGTTGCCCTAATACAAAATGTAAATGTAGTATCTTTGGCAAGTTGAGTCGGAGTTCCAACAATACTATTGCCCTCAATTCTCAGCCCAGGCGGCAGCTTACCTGAAATCACTTTAAAAGTTACTCCGGTCGTGCCGAGTATTATCGGCAACGGTTGGGCGATAGTTACATTTTCTTGGACTGTTCCAAACGAATATCCCGAGGGTTGTGTCCAAACATTTAAAGACATGTAGTCACCTAATTAAAATGTACCAAAATCTACAACATTACTTCCAAACGGATCTGTAATGAAACCAAAGTCTAACTTATATCCCTGGAGTACTTCAGCACTGATGCCCACAGGGAATAAAAACGAACCAAAGTCTATGCGCACTGTATTAGACCTTAACATTATTAACAATAACGAATTTATAATTCTCAAGTCAAGACCCCATACATCATTTCTTACATCTCCACCGTAGGTATGAAAATTGTTAAGATTTAAATTACCGCCGAGCGCAGGAGTTGCATCACCTTGTAATCTAGTATTTGCAACAAGGTCTACAGTTGTTCCTGTAGGAAAGAAAGTTACAGAATTATTAGTGCTGGTTAATGTTTTAAATTGTAAGGTAGTTAAATTTTTATCTTTGAAAATCCCAGTGCCTGAGCCGAGATTAGCACCATTACCGACACTTGCTGTTACAGCTAGTTCAGTAAAATTGGCATTTACTTTTTGAAACGCAGTACGTAGGTCATCACCTGTACTGTCATTTGCATAATTACCTATATTGATTGTTTGAATTGGCATAGTTTCCGCTCTCTTTGTTGTATTTACTCTTAATTAAATCTTATTGATTTTGACATATACACTAGCAAGATTAGACCCAGTACACAGGTATTCTAACATAATTGTACTTGGAACAACAGATGCCGCAACAGTAGTACTACCATTTGTAGAATTTGTAGCAGTTGTACCGTGTGTTACTGTGTAGCCAGTTGACGTGGTAGTTAGTATAACCTTGACAATTTCTCCAGCCGTAAAATTTACAAAACTAACAGTAACGTTGCTGGTCATAGCAGTTGTTATGGTTCCGTCAGTTGCAAAGTTAGCAACGATGGTGTTTCCCACCACGTTACGGACGTTGTTAATTTGTAATGCCACGGTACTTGTGCTAGGAACCCATACACCATTGTAATAAATGTAACTATTTCCATCTACATTGTTCCACCATTGTTGCCCAGCAACTGCTCCTGTTGGCGGTGTTGCTCCAATACTCAGTGCAGGTAGTCCGCTGTACAATTCTGTAAAATTATTATTAATTTTATCAAACGCTGTGCGTAACGGATCTCCTGATGCATCGTTTGCGCTTGTTCCGATATTTACTATTCGACGTGCCATTATACTCTCCCTACTGCAACTTGTATGACTCCGGCTTCACCGTAGTCTTTGTCTTCCAGTGCTTTACCAATTATACTACCCAGTGTTGGAGTTGTTACTCGAACAGCGCACCCCGGAGTAGCACTTGTAGTCAGCATGTCGCCTTTCTTAACACGACCTACTACTTTACATGGTACGCGACCTGCTAGTGCAATACAAACTTTAATTCCAGTTTGATCTGCGTTCATAGTGTATGCTGGATTGGTTGTTACGACACCTGCTGAACGTACATCATTCATTTGATCAGTTGTAGTAACTTCTTTATCGCCACCAAACACCAACACAGT